ACAGAATGAGGTTGGTAAGACTAGAACGACAAAAAGAGTTGGACCTAAGACGTAAGAAACCACACTTATTCAACGTACCTCAAAGACATTCTCGCAGCGAATGGTGTAAGTACCTTATGGAGAACGATATCTTTCCTAGAAAGGTGGTTAGATCATGAGTATTAAAGATTTGAATAGAGGCGATAGAATAAGAATGCAAGAAGTTAATGGTGATGAAATTACAGTGCAAATAGAAGGTGTATATCGTTTAACTGGGTCAAAAACTGAGCCAAAAACTGGGTCAAATCTTGCTATAGATAAATGGCTTGCTGATGTAGAAGCAATTGACGGGAGAACGTGGACTATTGATGATAGTTACGATTTTTACTCATTGGCTGATGAAAATGAAGAAGCCCAAAAGGCGTTAGATGACAAGGTTAGCCATCCAACACATTATACGTATGGAGATATAGAAGTCATTGATTATTGTGACCAAGTGTGTAAGCAATATTCACCTGAATTAGCACCTTATGTATTTAATGCAATTAAATATTTGAGTAGAGCAAATCATAAAGGAGGGCGTGAGGATATTGGTAAAGCAAAATATTATGTGCAAAGATTGTTCGACAAATGGGAAGGGTGAAGTTTGGAAAGAGATAGAAGGTTATGAAAATTATGCGATTAGTAATTATGGGAATGTCTGGTCATACAATATAAACAGAAAAATGAGTATTAATAAAACAGGTTCATATTCAACAGTGGGGTTACGAAAATATAAAGGGGCAAAACAAGATAACAAGTTAGTTCATAGATTGGTAGCTCAAGCTTTTATTCCTAACCCTGAAAATAAACCTCAAGTAAATCATATCGATGAAAATAAAATGAATAATCATTTTAACAACTTAGAGTGGGCAACTTTATCTGAAAATTATGGTTATAACAATTTACATCAACGTAGAGTGAAAACAAGGAAGCTTTCGGGATATTATGATAGTGAAAAATTTAAGATAGCTATTAAAAACAGTGCTAAGACAAGAAGTATACCTATAAAAGGAATCAATATAAAAACTGGAGATACTGTGTATTTTGAATCAGCAAGAGAAGCTGGCAGGAATGGTTTCCATCAAGGTGCTATAAGCGCTTGTTTAAGAGGAGAGTATTCTCAACACAGAGGTTACAAATGGTATATCGATCGAGCATTTGAAAAGTGGGAGGGTTAATTATGGTTTATATGTACGAACCATTCACTCACACAGTGACTAAGACAGAACTATCTCATCTGCACAACATTATAGGTATTCCCCTCAACACACTGTGGTACCAAAAAGAGCGTGGCACATATAACGATAAGTTGAAGTGTTTCTTTACCGACACAATGCCAAGAGTGAACAAGAAACAGGTGTTTAACGAAAGAGTTTTAGCAAAAGATGAAATTTGGAAGTATAGCGAGAAATACGATCTATATGTGAGTAACTTAGGCAGAATGAAAAGACCTGATGGCAAGTATAAGTTTGCGAATGGTTGTAATGGTATTTCCACAGTCATTTATAAAAATAAGAAGTATCGTGCAGCAGATATTGTATATGAAACATTTATCGGTAATTTAAAAAACGGATTACATGCATATCCGAAAGATAGTAGATACAACAATCTCACGGCAGATAACCTATTTCAATCTACATTGCAAAAATATAGAGTGTATCGCAGAAATAAAGGTGTATCTAAACCAGTATATCTAGTAGATAACAACAACCGGATTGTTGAAGAATTCGCAAGTACAGTAGAAGCTCAAAAATTATTATTCATAGACAGACGCAACATCGCAAGAAAGTGTAACCGTAAACATGTAAGTGACGGATTGATGTATATGTGGGCAGACGAATACGAGAAGGTGAACGCATGATACTATCCGACACAATCAACCAAAGATACAGATATAACACACAAGGCAAAACACCTACAGAAATACAGCGTGAATTACGACAGCTAGGTGTTAAAGGCTTTGTGGTTAAGGTAGCAGGAAGTAGAGTGACGATGAAAGTTGAGAAAGAAAATATAAGGAAGAATAGGGAGTGCATGAGTAATGGTGAAGATTAAACAAAAGAAGAAAATGACATTACCGGAATTAATTCAGTGGGGTTGGAAGAACCGTATTACAGAAAAAGCGTTTTATAGCAATCTCGATGGTGGTTCTGTGTATTTCGATAAGCTTCAAAATGTATCGATAGAGCATGAAACTGCTATAGATGAAACTTTTACAATAGAAGTCGAAGAGGAAATTACGGAAGATACTATTTTCCCTTTACTTTTAAAAATTTACGAAACGAGAGATAACGCAACAGAGGCTTCTATATATCGCAGTACATCTATCCATATATCTGAAACTAGCACTAGAACTATCGCTTATTACCTGATTAATAACGATGGAACACTCATACTTATTTGGGAAAATGGAAAGTTGGTGGACTAGTAAATGAACGCAGAAGCTAAGTTTGTTTCTAGTGTTATGGACGCTAGGTTGAAGAAAGTTAGAGAAGAACGTGACAGTTTACGTAAGCAACGTGATGAACTCATCAATGATATGGCAGAAACGAAAAGAAAGGCGAAGGCATTTGATGAGATATTGGAGATAACAGAGGAAGATTGTTGGGCGGAAGATTTTGCAGTTTATATATCTCAAGTCATTGATAAATATAAGGAGGCCAACCATGAAGGATAAAGATTATAAACATGCATGGCTAGAGTTGAAAGAAAAGTTATTAGAAGAATATCCTAGCTTGCATGATTTACATTGGCCAGAAGGTAAAAGTTATAGCGATTACGATAATGGCCGATTAGAGAAACTAGAGAATGTACTTATAAAAATGGACCAACTCGACGGAACGCATGAGTTTCAAAATTTATTAAGTGATTTGGAGCGTGGTAGTGATGGATGAATTAGATATAGTATCAGATTATTTTTTAGACGATACATTCGAAGTTACAAAAGAAAGTGCTAGTAAATTAGTTTCAGAATTACAAAACCATAAATTTACTATTGAAGATCAACAACGTGAATTGAACAAACTGGACTTAATCAAACGTGAACACGCTAAGTGGTTACATGGCAAAATTACAGTTGTGCAATTTGCTTATAACGTGGAAGAGATACTGAATGAATTGGAGGAACAATAAATGACTAATCAATTAACATTAGAAAGATTAAAAGAGCTATTACAAATACAAAAGGATTTTGACAGTAGAATACCGACACTTAATTTACAAGATAGCAAGATTGCTTATGTGGTTGAATTCTTTGAATGGTTTAACACATTAGAAACATTCAAGAATTGGAAGAAGAAACCAGGTAAGCCATTAGATGTACAATTAGATGAATTAGCGGATATTTTAGCGTTCGGTTTAAGCATAGCTAATCAAAGTGAAGATATTGAAACTATTTTGGAATATGTAGAAGAAGGATATCTTACTGATTATATGTATGATGTTGAAATTGATTTTGACAGTGATGATATAGTTGATGACTTTATGTCAGACATAGATAAACTATATAACGGATGGTTTAGTGAAAAGTTATTTTTACCTTTTGCTATTGCTAAACATTATTACTCAATCGACCAACTCATCTCAGCGTATAAAAAGAAAATGGAGCGAAATCATGCAAGACAAGATGGAACAGCAGACAAAGATAAAGGCTACGTGTAATAAAGATATATACGAAAGAGTAAAAGAGGTGCTAGGGAAGTGACACAATACCTAATCACAACATTCACAGATTCATCAGGCATACAACACAAACATGTAGCAAAGCTTAAAGATAATCAGACGGCAACTGTGATTAATGCAGAGAGTAAAGAAGAGGCAATGAAGATATATGAGGAGGATAAGATGATTAAACGAATATTAAAAATATGGTTCACTATCGCAATGTATGAGTTAGGTAAATGGATTGGCAGAGAAGTTTATTATAAGTTGACTGCAAACGATGAGGTGGAAGTACCTAAGGACTTTGACGAACATGACCACGCTCATTTAAATGAACTATGAAATGAGGTATTTAAATGACTTGGTGGATAGTTATTATTCCAGTTATGTATCTTGTTTGGTTGTGTGTAAAGAGTAAGGGGGGAGCGTAAGTGATAAGTATTGAGCGTCATGATATTAAAAAGTTAGAAGAATATATACAACACGTAGAACGTTATCGTAAAGAGTTAAAAGTATGCGAATATGAATTGTTAGAAAATCATGAACCAGAGAATGTAGGTGCGGGTAAAAGTAATCTACCCGGAAACCCTATTGAACGTGAAACGATTAAGAAGTTAAGTAATAAGCGTTATGTAACACTTAGTAATATTGTTAACGGCGTTGATAGATTAGTGAGTGAGGCAGATGAGGACACTTTGGACTTAATTAATAAACGCTACTGGGAATGTCCTATCGGCTGTTATCATTGGGAAGATTTAGCTGATTACTTCGGTACGAATAAGACAAGTATATTGAGAAGAAGAAACGCAATGATTGAGAAGTTAGCTGATTATATCGGCTATGTGTAGAGAACTTTTAGCATATGTAAGTCCACTTAAAAAGGCAGTATTATGATAGTGTAAGTTATTAGATGACTTACCTCGTGTGAACCTTTCTATCATTTATTCTTTTCAAAACAAAACGAACATTTTTTCTCCTTTGAACCTATTCGATATAACAGTCGGGTAGGTTTTTTGTATGTTAAAAAAATAAACTAAAGAGCATATCGTGAGAGTTGGTGATATATGAGATGGCAAGAAAAACATTATACGAAAAATTAGATATTGAAACTAAACTACCTCTAGTAGAAGGGTGGAAACGTGATGGACTGACCGATGAACAAATAGCAAAGAACTTGGGCGTGTCTAAAGATACGTTGATCAAATGGAAAAATGAAAAGAAAGAGTTTTTCGAGTCCATAAAAAGAGGTAAAGAAGTTTCTGATTATGAATTAGAAAACGCATTGCATAAGAGAGCTACAGGCTACTACTACGAAGAAGAAACGGTAACTAATGCGGGTAAGGTTGTCAAAGTTAAAAAGTACGAACACGCTAACCCTACGTCGCTTATATTTGCGCTTAAAAATAGATTGCCTAATAAATACAGAGATAAAGTTGAACAAGAAATCACTCAACGTAATATCGAAATCAACATAGGTGATTATGATGACGAATCTTAAACTTAATTTTAATAACCCAGAGAAAGTGTTTAACAAGAACATATTTGAAATACTTACCAACTATGACAATTTCACTGAAGTACATTATGGTGGAGGATCTAGTGGTAAATCTCATGGGGTGATTCAAAAGGTAGTATTAAAAGCGTTGAATAAATGGAAATATCCTAGACGTATTCTTTGGCTTAGGAAAGTTCAGTCAACAATAAAAGATAGTTTATTTGAAGATGTTAAGAGTTGTTTAATTGATTACGGTATATGGGATATGTGCCAATGGAATAAAACTGATAATAAAGTAGTGCTGCCTAATGGTGCTACATTCTTATTCAAAGGTTTAGATAACCCAGAGAAGATTAAATCAATTAAAGGTATCTCAGACATTGTTATGGAAGAGGCTTCTGAGTTCACACTAAATGATTACACACAATTAACATTACGTTTAAGGGAGAAAAAGCATATGAAAAAACAAATATTCTTGATGTTTAACCCAGTTTCTAAATTGAACTGGGTTTATAAGTATTTCTTTGAACATGGACAAAAGATGAAAAATGTGATTGTCAGACAATCTAGTTACAAAGATAATAAGTTCTTAGATGAAACTACTCGAGAGAATTTAGAGTTATTAGCAAATCGTAACCCTGCATATTATAAGATTTACGCTTTAGGTGAGTTTGCTACTTTAGATAAGCTAGTGTTCCCTAAATATGAAAAGAGATTACTTAACAAACAAGAGTTAAGACAATTCCCCTCATATTTCGGTCTTGATTACGGGTACGTGAATGATCCGAGCGCATTTATACACTGTAAGA